ACATGGTTTTACCACTCCCGACAAAAAATACACCATTAAAGATGTAGTTTTAAGAGAGCGCAAGCCTGAAGGAGAGGTAATCAGAATCACTTCGTATCATAAATTATTTGATACAACAACAGACGAACTTCTCAAGTAGCCGCATGGTTAAGTTATAAAAAAGGACTATGTGTATGCATAGTCCTAAAAACCACTTGACAAACTAATTAAAAAGAGCTATAATAAAGATGTAAGCAATAGATATAATAAGGAGGGAAAAAGTGACATATTCAAGGTATGTAAAGGAAAACTATCAGTTATGTTCGCCGAACTCTGAGTTCAGGAATCACATAATTGATACAATTACTATTCATTGCTATGTTGGCCAAGCTTCAGCGGATTCCATGGCTAACTGGCTCTGTAGTCCAGAAGCTGAGGCGTCAGCTAATTACGCGATAGCCTATGACGGTACAATAGTTGGCATTCTACCAGAGGAGCGGCGTTCCTGGTGTAGTTCTAGCCCATCTAATGACCATAGGGCGATAACTATTGAATGTGCGTCAGATAGCTATGATCCATATAGGATTAATCCGGATGTTTATAATGCCTTGATTAAGCTACTGGTTGATATCTGTGAACGTTATTTTACAATCGGAAAACTCCGCTGGCGCGCGGATCCTACAATCACTGATATAGCTGTCCAGAACATGACAGCGCATAGGTGGTTTGCTCCTAAGGCTTGCCCTGGTGACTATTTATACAGTCGTTTCGGGAACATTGCTAGTGAGGTTAATAAAATCATTGATGCCAAGAATAAACGACCATATAAGGACGGTGAGAAGCGCAAAACATTAAAGAGAATGCTTATCTATAAGAGCATCGGACGTGATCCAATTTCGGTAATTGGTATACCAAAACAAACACGTTATAAGTATAACTTAACGAAAGACGGTAACGTCCAAATTAAAGCAGGTATTAAAGTAAAAATAAGAGATCAAGTAGTAGTAAGGCCAGGTTGTACGTATGTTAAAATCGCAAGAGGATGGATATTGGCAGAATTTAATGGTGTAAAATATTTGGGTTAATACCTATAAGGAGCTGATAAAAAATGAAGGTGAAGAGATTAGGAACGGAACTCGATGTTTTTTACAATGACGGAACTAAGGCATTACATTGGTTTCCAGAGGAGATCACACGTCCGAAGTATCTTGACTGGCTGGCAAAGTATGACCCTTGTGAGTACGAAAAAATAAAGAAAGCTAGAGTATCGGCTTACCGCTATTTTGCGTATGATATTCCGCCAGAAGTTATGATGTCATATAAAGTAGCCGATCTTGGCTATAGCAACTGCGGAACCTATAGAAGAAAAAAGGAGAATGAAAAATGAAAAAAATCAATGTGAGATCGAAAGTAAAATATGCTGGAATCGAAGATGGAAAGGTGACATTAACATTGGATTTAACGCCAGAACAGGAATCTGCCCTGGATCGTGTGTACGAAGAAGTAGATACAGAAGGCTGCGCATCAACCCCAACGAAAGTTGATAGAGACGGTAAGCTGTATTTCAAGGCAGTTACCAGATATTCAGTTAAAGTCTATGAAAATGGAAAAGAATCTGATTCTATCTCAGTTGGGGATATTGGAGTAGGTTCTGAGGTGGTGGCAAACGTGTCAATTGGTATTAGCAAATACAGAGGCAGGGCTTTCCTTGTTGCTTATTTAAGTGCAATTAATATCATTGATATGATTTGGAAAAAACCATTCAATCCGTTTGACGACTCAGACGCAATTTAAAAAACAATAAAAACCACCTTGACAAGGTGGTTTTTTTTGTTGTATAATTGAGACATGGAATATGACGGGAGGGTTAAAATATGAGCGAATTAAAAAGAAGTTACCAGAAAGAGTATAAAAGAGTGAAAAGCCTTGTCAGGTCTTTTGAAAAACGTGGATATATCGTACCAGAATCCATAAAGTCAATCAAACCCATGTCAGAGACAAGGGTTTCAACCCGGTCGCTGACACGGTTAAAAAATATCACGCCGGAGTCCTTATATCGCAGATCGCGCTATATCACGCCAGAAGGAAAAGAAACGTCCGGTGTGCGTGGTAGAGACCTGGAAAGAGAAGCGTCAGCACGGAAAGCAGTTGAAACAAGAAAGAAATCAAAAAATAAAGATCAATGGATAGACATTGTCTGGAAAAACGTTGTACAGCCGATGATCGACCGTTTGAAATCCGGTGTACCGGAGACTTATTATAGCAAGCATGGATTAGTTCCAAAGGCCGATGAAGTACTGCAGTTACAGAAAAAAGCGGCTGGTGAACTTTTATCATGGCTACAAAATCCGGATAACCGTATAAAAATAGCAACGGCCGTTTTCTATGCTTATAAAAAAGGCTCTGATTTAGCCGATGCCCTGAATACATTTTTGGAAAGTGGGTATTTGAGTGAAGTGCTTGGGTCACTGGAATTTTTAGCACAAAATATTGGATACACTGGCGACATTTCTATTATCTCATTTTCGGACGGTGTAAATTATGAAGAAGAGATGTTTGGATGAATCATACATATTTGCTTGCGACTTCGAGACTACGGTATATGCCGGGCAGGAAAGAACGGATGTTTGGGCAGCCGCTTGCGTTGCGCTTCATTCTGAGGATGTGCGAATATTCGGAAATATTACGGATTTCTTTCAGTTTTTTGTGAATATGCGTAAAACAGTGCGTTTGTATTTTCATAATCTTAAATTCGATGGAAATTTTATCTTAGATGCCCTCATGTATAAATGGGGGTATCGACCAGCATATCTGCGATTGCCAAATGGAGAAATCAAGGAAATACCAGATAGAGATATGGTACCGAAAACGTATAAATATAGTATCTCAACAATGGGACAATGGTACAAAATAATCATCCGCACAAACAAATATAAAACCATCGAGATATACGATTCCTTAAAACTTCTTCCATTTTCTCTCAAAGTTCTCGGAAAAAATTTTGGAACAAAGCATCAAAAGCTGGAAATGGAATACAAGGGTTTTCGGTTTCCAGATTGCCCACGCACTCCTGAAGAAGATCAATACATTAGCAATGACGTACTTGTGCTAAAAGAAGCGCTTGAGATTATGTTTTCGCAGGGTCATAACTCGCTTACGATTGGGTCAGAGTGCTTAAAAACATACAAGGGAATGACAGACGATGGATTTGGAAAATGGGAATCCTATTTTCCAAACATATATGATATCCCCGGGGTAGAGAGTTTATCCGCAGGCGAATGGATACGGAAATCCTATAAAGGTGGATGGTGTTATTTACGGACAGGATGTAGCGGAGTACCAGTATACAACGGAACTACTGCTGATGTGAACAGTCTGTATCCGTCCATGATGCACAGCATGAGCGGGAATTACTATCCAGTTGGAATCCCTCATTTTTGGGATGGTGACTATATCCCAGAGGATGCATTGATTGAAAACCGGTATTATTTTCTACACGTGCGTACTGGCTTTGAGCTTAAGAAGGGGAAGTTGCCATGTATCCAAATAAAAAACAGTGCTATGTATAAGTCCACGGAATGGCTGGAAAGTTCCTTGATTGATGGCAAATATCGGGAATTGCCCGGACCTGATGGTATCATTACTAGTACCGTTGATCTATATGTAACGATGACAGATTGGCAATTAATAAAAGAACATTATGAACTATGGGATACAGAAATCATGAATGGCTGCTGGTTTCGTTCACAGATTGGAATTTTTGACACTTATATTGATAAATTTGCAAAAATTAAAAAAGAAGCAAAAGACAAATGTACTAGAACGATTGCGAAATTATTTTTAAACAATTTGTACGGGAAGATGGCGATGTCGACGGACTCTTCTTTTAAGTTTGCGGAGCCGTCTAATGGCAGTTTTGTTTTCCACGACATCCATGCAAATGATAAGCGCCCGGGTTACATTCCGTGTGGATCGGCTATTACCTCATATGCCCGTTGTTTTACAATCAGGGCGGCGCAGGCGAATTATCACGGAAACAATCGACCTGGTTTCCGTTATGCGGACACGGATTCCATCCACTGCGATTTACCGCCTGAAAAAATAACAGGAATAAAAGTACATGACAAGGACTTTTGTTGCTGGAAACTAGAGTCTTGCTGGGACAGTGCGGTATTTGTACGGCAAAAAACCTATATCGAGCACGTTACGCACAATGATCTGGAGCCGGTGGCACCTTATTATGATATTAAGGCTTGTGGTATGCCAGCCAGATCAAAGGAGTTATTGTTATCCTCTATGCTTGGCACAGCAAAAATGGTGGATTGTAAAAATGTGGAAGAATTACAGTTTCTGTTTTCGGGCGGAAAGCGCATGATACGGACTTATGACGATTTCAGGCCAGGGCTTAAAGTACCAGGAAAGCTACGCCCCGTGAGAATACCAGGTGGGGTTGTATTGCAAGATACTTTTTTTACTATGAGAATCAGCTAAAAAGCCACTTGACAAAGTGGTAAAAAAGAGCTATAATAAAGCCAGAAAGAAGGAGGATTAAGATATGAAAGAATTTATAAAAATTCTATTGTACTTTTTCTTTGGATGCCTTTTTGCATTACTTGCAATGTTTGCTTGGGTCGGATTTGAAACAATTTGTATGTAAAGGAGGAATTGAAATGAAATTTGGTGAATTAATAGGAGTTACGGTTGAAGAAAGGTCACTCACGTTAATTGTGAAAAAAGTTATTGCTGAGCGCCAGGATTTGGGGAGGTTTATCGAGACCACCATAGGATCACCTAGTTATTATTTCCAGAATGCATCCGATGAGTTAATGAACAGTGACGTGAGAAGTATCCATTTATATTCAAAAAATGAAATGGAGGTATATGTGAAATGAAAAACCAAATAAGCGAAGACATTAAAAGAGCGATCTGTAAACGTAATAATTACGAAACAGCAAAGAAACTTCTGGATGACTACTATTATGACCAATGTGGGCACATTGATCCCATATCACGTGATAGGGATTTGGAACGCCTATTTCCGATAAAAGTACGGAGGTATTTTGATCTTTATACCATTTCAGAAAAAGAAAAACTGCTATTCACTGTGTTAAGATACAGACATACATTTAAACATGAACGTTACCATGATTTAAACGAAGTTTTTTACGAACTTGGTGTAAAATTGACTTAAAAATAGGGTGACATTTCGCCACCCTACTTTTTAACTCATTTTCCGAATCGGATATAACTGCTTGACGTTACATGCTGGGCAGTCAAAGACAATGGTATCTCCAGATGTAATGCTGATCCGGTTTTCCACCACATAGTATCCCGAATAGTCAATCTTTGCATTGGTGGACAGCGTTGCGATCGCCGTTAATGTCCTTTTACTGGCTGTACTCTGCTTCAGGAACCCGTGTAAAATGCCGTTGACAACGATTAAGTTACTTTCTACAAAGGTGTCATTTGGGAACAATTTTCCCGCATCTACCTGGAAAACCTTGCAATAATCCTGAGAGAAAGCCTGTTTTGTGCCATCGTCCAGAACAAATGTATCACCGTAGGCACTTGCACCACGGAGTTCAAACAGGCTGTTCGTTGCTTTCACAAAAGCATGCCTTTTCTGTGTTTCATCTTCCGTGTGGAATCCGCCGATGATTACCCCATCACAGTCTGTCACCTCAAAAGCCCCGGCAGGTGTAGACGCTGCCGTATTCTGGTGATCCTTGACCATGACAACGTCAAACCTGCATCCCTTGCAGGATTCCGCCACAAAGCAGGCAGCTGTGCAATTTTCAGCCCCGCTGGACTGCACCGTCAGACCAAGACAGTTTTTGAAATGATACCCATGCACACCTCCAGAATAACTATCTGCAGCGCAGTTTTGCAGAGTGCTGTAGTATAGCTTTTCTAAGCGATATCCGGTGCCGGTATAATTCACCGCCCAGCAATTCTGAAACGTCATACTGGTTCCGTTTGCGATAACTCCCTCATGATGAAATCCGTACTGACCGCCCCATGTGGAAACATCGTAGAACGTACTTTTAAACAGATTATCCATATAAATACATGCACTGTTTGCGACACCCGGCTTAATCCATACGTACACATGTTCCAGGTTGACATACCGCATGGCTTTGTTGGTGTTTGTCTCACCCGGAGCAATGACAATTCCACGCACACGCGCGCTTTCGTTTGCCACCTGGATGGCCATATTTTCGATTTTGACACCCGGCACACTGATCCGGATTGCCGTAGGCGCAGTATTCACCATGCTATGCTCGATAAATTGATCCTGGCTAATCTGATCTGTGCTGTCGTCAAAAACCCACCCCGTGTAATTTCCTTTTAAGCAAATCGGCTTGTCGATGACCAGGGTTTCGTGCATGCTCACGGTTCTCCGCGGAAACATCACAGTCCCATGCAAGGGGCAGTCTTTAATTGCTTCTTTCACTGCGTCAGTATCGCTCATCCCTAAGTAAGTCACGTAATGCTGGACATACGTGTAGTCAGGGATTTCACCCCTCACAAATTTTTCTAAGAGATTCTGGAAATCCTCAGACTCCAAATAATCCGTCAAAATCACGTTAAAGTTCTGGATGATCTGATTGTACGTGATCGCTAAATTATTGACATATTTGATGACTTTGCATAATACCTCATAATAGCTCAGACTGTCATCATATGCAAGCGGTAACACTTTTTGGCAATAAAAACGTAGCTGCTCTCTTGTCACCATGTTTTGTCTCCCTCCTTACCAAAGTCTCATAAACAAATCTCCAAGCTCCTCAATCACCATCATGTCCACGTTCATAATCTGTTCCCGGTACTCTTTTATCGCCGCGGCATAACTCTGCCCGCCGCGTTTCCCCCAAACATGGATGTCTCCCGTTCCGGTTCCGGTATTGTCCCGGTTTTCGCTTCTGCTCCCGGTTTCAGATCCCGTTTCTTCCCGTGTTCCCTCTTCTTTTACCGTCCCGGTGTTTGCTCTTGTTCCGGTTTCCGTTGTTGTACCGGAGCTGGAACCCTTGTCTGAGGTCGTTCCACTTGTTTCTGTTTTCCCCTCTGAGGTTCCGTTTCCGTCCTGCGTACTTGACCCCGTTGTCTTTTCTGCGCTGGTCAGATACTGTTCCGCCTCAAAATCGGTTAAGTCATTTTGTGGGGTGTCACTTCGTATTGTTTTACTTGTGCTAGAACTCGTGGTTTTATCGGTCGTTTTTCCAGTAGTTGAAACGGTAGTTGAAACGGTAGAGGAATCGGTGGTTGAACCGGTAGTCTCACTGGAGTTGGACGTTTTTTCACTTAAGTCATCCGTGCGGGTATCCTTGCTTTTTCCGGTGGTGGAACTTTCCCGGGACGTTGTCCCCGTTGTGGTTTCGGAGAACGTGTCGTTATTTTCATGATGTTCAAAATAATCAACATCCTCAAGCGGTGAATACTTAAAATCAAGCGTTTTGTACAGCTCATTGTAAAACGGCATGATCTCATTCATTTTCCTGTTTAAATAGAGTTTCCACAAGCCAACGGTTTCAAACCCGATTTCCCTGGTGTAGTAGTGCGCAAGGATTTTCTGACAAAGTTCCGCTCGTTTTTCTTCTTTATAAAATGGAATGGATTTAGAAAAGATTTTTTCCCAGCTCTTTTCCAGCACGATTTCCACGCCTAAGTATCCAGAGGATGAGGAAAGCCCTGCCGCCGTTTCACAAATGAAGCGGACTTCCGTGGTGTATTTACTCATCCAGTTCACCCCCGTCCGAAGTTTCTGTTTGTTCTTCTGTTTCCGCATCAAACCGGAATTTTACAGACGCATTCCAGCCAAACAATTTGTTTGCTCGCTCCAGCATCTGCTTTCTTGCTTCCAGTCTGCTATAACGGCCAGCAAGCGTTCCGCCAAGGGAACGGTTGACTTCATCGGTGACCATGCGCTCTTTTTTCGTTATGGAAACGTTGCTGATTCCAAGATAGGTCATGGCTTCGTTCCAGATGTTCGTCTTTAGCTCAAAAATCCGGTCTGCGATGTACGGGGCATCCGTGGAAAGCACGGAAAAGTCATGCATATCCAGGTCTTTATCCCCAAAAATAAAGGGCTGATTTCCGTCATATTCCTTGTACAGATTTAACATGGTCAGTCGTTGGGACTCTGACGCACGCACCAATACGGGTGTCTTTTGCGCGTTGGAGTTTACATCAATGATGCGATCCAGGTTATAGAGACGCATCGCGAACATTTTTAAAAGCGGCTTGATATCACGCCTGGACAAGTTGTTAAATCCGATTACAGATGTATCCAATGACAAGTCTCTTTGGTACCCGTTGTACCTGGAGTAAGCGCGAAACTTCACGGGGTTTCCGTAAACATCAAAGTTGCCAGCTTGCGTACATGACAACGATAGATAAGAGTCGACGCCCTCATCATAAAACAGTGCAATCTGTCCGTTCTCATACAATTCTAGCTCCATGTACCGGGGGTCTACCGTATCCGGTAGACCCTCATAGGAAAAGGAAGTAATCGCAAGTTCGGACAGGCGCTGATAGTAGTCCTGCCAGGTGCACATGTTTAAAAACAATGACTGGCCAAATAAGGTTTTCTTTTTTGACATGTTATCCCCTTCTCCAACTCACTAATTCAAAATTTGTCCCTTCTCATGCATAATCGCAGCTGTAATTCCATCTGCGCTTATGGCGTAATTAAACGGCGCTGGAATAACGCAACGTAAAGAGGAGCCGGCAGAACCATCCGGGTTATTTGTCATTAATGTAAGAAATCCGACAATTGTGTCATCATTAATCTTATATAGTGGAATAGTATGTGTTTTCACAGCCTTGGTTACTTCTAATTGTAAATATATATAACCAGATACAATCGGATCTGCATTTATAATGATTCTTCCTTTTTCGTCAAGATTGCTGGTAACAGGTTCATTTCTGTAATGATACTTTAGTGTTAACCCAACGACTGACCCAAGATTTTTTTCACTCATAATTCTATTAACCTCCTACTGTATTATCAAGTTCATAATGCCCTACTTGGTCTCCAGATTTCCACCATGTTACACCAGACAGATATGCATTCCGGATTTCATCCTGTTGCGGCTCTGGGATTCCTAAGTTTCCAGCGCTTGTTGGTAATAGATTAACTTCACTGCATTTCAGATACGTATACACCTTGCGTGCGTTTCGAACCGGTTCCATGAAGCGATTGACCGCATAGCCAAAGCGGTCAAAAAAACCATCAATCAAAGCCGCTTTTTCTGCTGTAATGCTCATCCGCCCCCCATAAAAATTTTGAGTTCCAGTTGATACGTTGACATTAGCAGAGCTGATGCTTCCGCGACTCACATCTGACTGTATGGACGCCTGATAGCTTGCCGTTAGATTACTAAGAGCCTGCATCCCAAGAGAAGCCATACCAAAGGCAGGATTAGCTCCAAATAAGGACGCTCCCAGGGCACCTGTTACCCCTGCCTGCGCCAGTTTTCCAACCATTGGAATCGAATTTTGTGCTGTCCAAGCCTTATACGTATCAGAACCCCAGGAACACAATGGATAGCTGCTTAATGTCAGTAATTCATTCATATACATATCCGGGTCATCCTGAACGCTACCCACTGGCGTATTTTTATAATGGTACGGACGTACAATCATCTGTACCGGCATTGTAACGGTTCCGGTTGCTTCCAGCTCGACTGCCCTGTTTTCAAAAAATTCGTAGCGCAAGGTTAATGAACTCCCAGATGCATTTGAGACGTAATAGAAATTATAGGGATACGTATATAATTTCTTGTTACGCGGTAGATACCCGTCTATTTTTTGTGTTCCATCTACGTAAGAGGGCTCAGAAAACAGCCTTTTTGCTTTCGCGGTTCTAGGCAGCACAACACCCTCATCTGGAATCTCGCCGATTAATTTCGCCGGGCACGCATAAATTGACAACACGGAATCTGGTTTGCTGGAAAAACTATCCAGATACACATTAATATTACTGATATCATCAGAGCGAAACGCTTTAATCTGCGCCGCTCCGAAAATACCGTCATAAAGGTTCCCCAGTCCCGCTGTAGCATCAAGATCAAGAACCATCACCAAAAACGCCATTTCTTCAACACCACCAAACAGGGCACCGTTGTAATCACTGTACAAATATTCACCAACTTGCACCGGTTCCGGCTCCAAGTTTTCGCCGATGTTATCCGTAACACTGTGCATTCGCTCAACGTAGCAATATCCTAAGCGGTAGTTAAAATGGTAAGTTTGCAAAGAGTCTATGTGGAAATACATCCAGGTACATCCATCGTTGATGTATTCAACGCGGGTTACAAATGCATAAAACCACTTACTGGAATACGATGTATTTTGCCACATCAGATAGTTAATGTGGTAACAGTCGGAAACCGGACGGTTTACACGGATACGTTGTTCCTGACGCTGAAATGTACAATCCAGCATGGAAAACTTTGCTTTCCCTAAAAAATATTCTGTCTGTGCTTCCTGCGTTAAAAAATAGATTCTATTTTTATAGGAGGGGTCCAGTGGGACCCCTTCCAGGAAGTAGATTTTTGTTTGCTTTGTCATAGAAGCTCCTTTAATAGGTTACAATGACATTTCCTTTTTTCAACTCTACATTCTCTATCGGAACAAGAAACTTTGTTTCTTGTTCAACAGCGATCAATTTTTTGTCATCATTAACATAAAAAGCCGATACCACTTTTTTCGCTTTTTCATTAATGTGTACAATCAATTCTCCTTTAGAACTCAGGGCTGGATTGGAGATGGCCAGCCCCCAGATCAGTTTTTCTTTCAAAAGTTAAGGTGCTGGCGACCTGCGCATCCGTTGTTAAGTTTGTGGCAGCGTTGTACTCAACGCCGTTTAAGATCAACTGCGGTTTCGTAGTGGTTGCAGAAGTCGGGAAAATAAACACACCGTATTTCTGTACGGCAATCATCTTTTCGACGGCATCCTGCGTCTGCACAAAATTCCACTGACCCGTTAAAGTGGGTGTATCCTCCTGCGGGGACAGGGTTAAGATCGTTCCACCCTCATTGATGATTTTATCGGTTACTTCCACCGTGAGTGTCGCAGGGGTGTTAAGGGAAAGATTGTCTGCTTCTACAAATACAACGGCGTTTGAGAATGGACTGTAGGATACCGTTTTCCAAACATTTAAAAAGTAGTTCCAGTACATTCCTGATGCAACATATTTTTCCGTAAATCGAAGGTTGTTATCATAGACCTGGAAGAACTCCTTGTCCACCAACACTGCTTTTACTTTTGCTGTAATTGCAAGTTCTTCTGCTGTGACAGGCTCAAACCCGTCAGAACTTGCAACGATTTCGGAAAACGCATCGTTATCAAACGTTGACCAGTCATCAATAATTTTCAGCCGACCCATAAAATCAGCTTTGTCCATGTGGAAAGCAGATGCAAGTACTTCTACATCGTACTTTGCATTGTACATGGCATCCATAAAAATATACTGGTCTTCCTTTGGTGTATTTGTGTGAACACCGGACGCATTGTATTTCGGGGAAAGAATCGTAATCATATTTGATACGCCACGGAATTTTTCTGCGTTGTCGTGCATATCGGTCGGAGATACGGCCTGCGGAAACATTTTCCCGTGTGCAATCGATTTAATGAGGAGGTATTTAAACAATAGATACTCCACATACTCATTGGAGCGATAGACAGAGTCGACAAGCTTTGCAATAAAATTGCTGACACCTTCCGCAGACAAAAAAGCCTGCCTTAAATCCTCATCCTGCACCGTTAATGGGAACTGATATCGCATGTTCATTACATGAAACGCACTGCGTACGTCTGAAATGGTTCGCTTAAATTCACGGGCTTCTGCTTTCTCAACGGAAAATTCCCTAGCTTTACAGATGTTTACAAAAACCTCTTCCACCGTTTCGCCATACTCCAAATACCCCTTTTTCAGGTCAGCATACGGATTGTTAAAAGTGGACGACTTGATTAACACAAGTGCAATCCGGTTAATCAAAGCATTTAAGAACTGATTCTGTAAAACCGGGTTACCGTATAGAACTTCTCCCACTTTGGGGATATCCGTTGTTTTTGTGACCTCCGGTACCATACTCTGATATTCATACGTTGCATTCTGCCGGATCACGTTCAGAATGTCAATCGTGCTGGCATTAAGCCCATTCACCCCTACTCTAGTTGGCATCTTTAATCCTCCTTAAATAATGATTCAAATGTCTTTTTTTCTACATCGTCATCTTTATCATCTTCCTTGATCGTGGTTTCCTCCGCAGCAGAGAAAAAACGGTCATGGTATCTTTTTCTCCATTCCGCGTCATTTTCTTCATATTTTTTCTTATAATCTCCTGCCTGCAAGATCTGAGAAGATAAATCCTCAAACGTATCAGACAAATCCTCTAAAAGAGAGATTGACTCATCTGATTCAGCATTTTCTGATGCTGTCATATCGCGTATTCGCTCCAAGAGAGATTCTTTGCTAACTACTGACATAATTCACTCACCTCACTTATTGTAATACCGGATCATCATCCAGATTGGCATCCCTTTTCGTTTCTTTGGTTCTGGGTCTGGCCCGGGGCCTGGTGGAACATACCCGTTCAAAAACCAATATGCGCACATCACGTTTGCATACTGCTCATTGCTCAAATACCCTAAATAGAAATTACCAGAAGTCCAAATCCAGTTCGATGACGGTTCTGTTTTATGTGCATCAATGTAGCTATAAAATGCCCTGGCCGCTTCCTGCCGCTCTGCAAGTGCATTTCCAGGCACTCCCTCCCAGCAGGCGAGAAATTCTGCGGTTAATGCGTCAATATCAGTTGACGTGGAAGAAAGAAAATCAGAAAGCGTTGCGTATCCAAGTATCGAATTGGAGGCTGTCCAGTAGTTCTCATGGATCAAAAACGCCAACTGACCGTTTCCATCACCGTCTGAATAGCCGTTTGACGTAACCCACGTATGCAAATTGTAGCATCTACCGTACGGCGTTCCAACGTTAGTCCACTGTCCTAATCCGTACCCTCCAATACCGTCATAATTGTATTCATGATCCCATGTAGTTGGAGTAAGACTTTCCCATATTCCAGGGTTCACACCAGACTCACGTTTAAAGCATCCGCACATAGCGGCAATCACGTATGCAGATACCGTTGTGCCAACTCCACCGGGGTAACGGAACAATCGCGTGTAATAACCTGGAGTTGTCTGGAAAGTATTAATGGACACCTGTTCTGCCAACGGCACGGAATCACTATGTGCACCCATTGTATAACCAGTCATCAGCGTTCCGGCATCAGAACGATATACCATTTCTGTATGCTGGACAGTGGCTGACTCTACCCAGACAATGTCTCCAGGCATCCATTGCCCAGAGATATCCTGCTCAACAAAGCCAAGAGACGAAAGAACAGGAAGCATCGTTGACGTTGTAAAAGCAGTGGCAGATCCGGCAGATGATAAATCAAAACCACCGGCCTGCAATGCGTACCAGATAAAAGACGAACAGTCATAACAAGTAGCCCCCGTTGACGGATCAACCTGTTGATTTCGGTAGGTCTCAGAATAACCCACATTTTCTGCGTTACATTGTGTAACTGCCCACGAATAACTCTGTGTCAAGTTTGGCATACTGATGTCCTACCTCCATTACATACACCTATTATTCTGTCTCTTTTTCTGAGAGCATCACGCACAACTTCTGAACCGCTAAGGTATTGTTTTCCAGGGCCTGCTTTAGCTCATTCATTTCTGCCCGGTGATTTTCTGTCAACTCTTTGATCTGCGCGGTGTGCTGAATATTCATTTTGTAAAATGCCCATCCAAGCGCACCGCAACACACAATCGGAAACCCAACTGTGCTTACTGCCTGCATAACAAGATTGATGTCCATGTTTCAGTTTGTCGCAGAAAGCCGCCTGGGAGAGCGATCAAAAAATTTTATAGCGTAGGATACGTTTCTTTTTCTGCGACACACCCTCCTTTCATCCGTTATATAGATAGTATATCATTGCACTTGTAAAAAGTCAAGAAATATAGTATACTATAAGAAAAAGGTGATTATGATGAATACGAAATATTATGATGGAACAAATCTGCTAAACATGAAAGATATAGATAACAAACCCCCAGAAATATATATTGTAACGACAAATAGAACAGGTGGTAAAACAACGTATTTCAATCGGCTGTGTATCAACCGTTTTCTAAAACAAGGTAAAAAATTTTGCCTGCTTTACCGATATCAATATGAGCTGGAACAGGTGGCCGAAAAGTTTTTTAAAGACATTAAAACGCTGTTCTTCAACGACTACCTGATGGAAGAAAAGACACTTGGAAAATCTGGATTCAAAGAACTGTTTATCGGAAAAAAAGGAAATCAAATGAATAGTTGTGGATACGCAATATCATTAAATGCGTCTGACAATGTAAAAAAATATTCTCATTTTTTCAATGACACAGAACTAATTTTATTCGATGAATTCCAAACAGAGTCAAACAGATACATCAATGATGAGGTTGGAAAACTGCTTTCCATCCATACTTCCCTTGCAAGAGGGAATGGAAAGAAAGTGCGATATCTTCCAGTATTCATGCTGGCTAATCAAGTGACGTTGCTGAATCCTTATTACTCAGCTCTCGGGATCGCAGAACGACTCAATTCAAAAACACATTTTCTACGTGGTAATGGCTGGGTGCTTGAAACAGATTTTATAGAATCGGCTGCAAATGCACAAAAGGAAAGTGCTTTTAACAGAGCATTCGCAAGTCACCGCTATACTTCTTTCGCAAGTGAGAACAATTACTTATTAGACAATTATGCGTTCATAGCAAGGCCACATGGAAGATCACGGTATATATGCACATTCAAAGTAGAGGGTGCTTCCTTTTCCGTAAAAGAGTTTCCGGATTCCGGAATACTATATTGCGATGACAAATTTGACCCTGATTTCCCGACTAAGATAGCAGTCACTCTTGATGACCATACAATCAATTATGTTATGTTATCTTCAAACAATGTACTAATTTCGTTCCTGCGAGACTGCTTTCAAAAAGGAAAATTCCGTTTCAAAAACGCAAACGCAAAAAACGCCTGCATTTCTTTCCTTAGTTTTCATTAGTTGACATATGTACCGTTTAGTAGTATACTATAGATGTAACTTCATTCTTGTTTGGCTTCCTTATTGATGGGCGGGTCACCCGGGTGGAATATCCTGCCGCTCATCTTTCCTGGAGTGGTTCCCGGTTTGGTCGCCCGGAATGGTTAAGTTATAATAAAGGACTATGTGTATGCATAGTCCTTTAAAAAA